ATACTAGGAAAAACCGCAGTGGTTGCATTGAGTTCAACATCACAGACTACACTTCTAAGCAACGCAGCATCGAGCGATGATGTTCTGAAAGTGAACATGATCCAAGTTGCTAACGTAGATGGCACAAATGCTTGTGACATAACTATAGATGTACACAGCGCAGCATCAGGAGGCGGCACAGCATACTCGCTTGTTGCAACCGTTTCTGTTCCTGCTGACGCATCGTTGATTGTGTTGGACAAGAGCACCGCAATTTATTTAGAAGAAAATACTTCGATAACTGCAACTGCGGGTACGGCAAGCGATTTAGAAGTAATTGTAAGCTACGAGCAAATCACCGACTAATAGGAGTCGCATATGGCTAGAGGTAGAGGCGGCTTTATAGGTCAAGACGGGCTGAACGCACCAGACAGCCCTACAGCGGTTAGTGGTACAGCAGGGGATAGCTCAGTAAGCGTTGCATTTACCGCGCCCACTGATGTAGGTGCTTCTGCAATAACTGGGTATCGGGCGCAGTCAAATACGGGCGTGGGCGCTTCTGGTACTTCATCTCCGATTACAGTTTCTGGTTTATCCAACGGCACAAGCTACACCTTTAACGTCTGGGCAATCAATGCGTTTGGCTACTCTGCGCCTAGTGATGCGAGTGGAAGTGTTAGTCCTGTTGCGGCTGTATATGCAATGGTTGCAGGTTTTGGTGGTGGAGGCGGCAGTTACTCCGTTAATATAGATAGGTATAATATTAGTGTTCAAGCAAATGCTGCTGACTTTGGAGATTTAACTCACGCCCGTAATAGTGGTAATGTTATGTCATCATCTACTCGAGCAGTCTTTTCTTGTGGTAGAGATGCAGGCACAGCTAACCTTAATATTTTAGATTATGTAAACCCTACTTCAGCAGGAAATGCTACAGACTTTGGTGATGCAACTTTTGCCAAACAATTTGGTGCTCAGTTTGGAAGTGATACAAGAGGTTGTGTGGGTGGTGCAGGAGATGCTAATTCTAATGTAATTGACTATATTACTATTGCTTCCGTTGGTAACGCTACTGATTTTGGAGATCTTACACAAAGTATAAATCAATGTAGCGGTTTCTCTAGCACTACAAGAGGCGTAAGAGCGTGTGGAGCAAACAGTGGCGGCACAGAACAAAATGTAATGGATTATGTTACAATTGCTTCCACTGGAAACGCTACGGACTTCGGAGATAGTACCTTAAATAGGCGTGGGCAAGGAGGATGTTCGTCACCCACAAGAGGACTTACTGGAGGTGGATTTACAGGGTCTGATAACACAAACTCAATTGATTACGTCACTATTGCATCTACTGGAAACGCTATAGATTTTGGAGATTTAATATCCTCAGTCTTAGGGCTTAATGTTCGTGCAGCGTCTTCACACACTGTTGGTACTTTTATTGATAGCACTGTTGGCATTGTATCAGTAACAATAGCCTCAACAGGCAACGCTACAGATTTTGCTGATTTAACTGGAACAACAAGTGATGCTCTTATGGCAAATTCAAACGGTCACGGAGGGATTGCATAATGCCAAATTATCAAGGTGTATGGTCGCTCACAACGCAGATGCAGAATAGAACAGGTTGGCCTACGAGGTTTCAACCTAGAGGTTTGTTTTTTGGTGGTGAGCCTAGTTCTGGTACGGTAACAGATGCTATTGATTTTGTAGATATTACAACTACAGGAAATGCTACAGACTTTGGCGATTTAAGTGCTGCAAAAAATGCTTTAACGTCTGTTTCTTCATTTTCAAGAGCAGTAGCAGCCGCAGGTAATGAAGGCGGTAATGCTATAAATGTTATGGAATATGTAACAATAGCCAATACAGGTAACGTGACAGATTTTGGTGATTTGACTGCGACTGCTCAAGAAAGTGTAGGCACAGGTAACGATACACGAGGTTTAATTTCGCTAGGTCAATCAAATGGTGCTAGTGATACTATTGATTATATTACTATTGCATCGACAGGTAATGCTCAAGATTTTGGAAATCTAACTGTTGCTAGAGGCTATGGACAAGATTCTGCTGTTTCTAGTCCGACTAGAGGAATATTCTCAGGTGGTTATACAAATCAAGCAGTGAATACAATAGATTATGTGACTATAGGCTCTACAGGAAATGCAACAGACTTTGGTGATTTAACTGTTTCAAGATATGGTATGGGAGGAGGTAGCTCTGCTACTAGAGGTATTTTTGGTGGAGGTAATAATTCTGTCACTGGTAATACAATAGATTACATTACAATCGCATCTACTGGTAATGCCGCAGATTTTGGTGATTTACTTTCTTCTGACCGATACATATCTGGAACAAGTAACGGTACTAGAGGTGTATTTGGTGGAGGACAAGATAACTCAGATAGTTCTCGTAAAAATGTAATACAATACGTCACCATAGCCTCAACAGGTAACGCAACTGATTTTGGTGATTTAACGGCTGCAAGAGGAAAACTAACAGCAACTTCAGGCAGTCATGGGGGTATATAATGTCGGATAAACGATACGAGGCAAATATAATTAGAGCCACGGCTGTCGAGCCTGCTAATAATATAGAGACAACCTCTGCTCCTGGAGTGTGGTCAATAGACGAAGTTGTAGAGCTACAGAAGAAAAGCAAATGGCCTACGGCGGGGAATGTGACTACTGATGTTACGGACGTTTTTTCCACGTTTGTGTATGACGGAGACGCTCATCCAAAAGTCATAGAAAACGGAGTTGCGTTAGGTAATGCTAATGATGGTGGTAGTGTTAGTTTTGGTTCAACAGTAAGTCGTTTAGATATAGCAAGTTCTGCTGATTTTAATTTTGGAACTGGTGATTTTACACTAGATTATTTTGTTTGGTGGGCAGATGGCAGTCAGTATCAAAACATATTTTCTAGAGGTTATACTGGTTCTGGAGGTATAGTTCATCAGTTAAGCACTGACGGTACTTCTACTGTATACGTCAGTGGTGGGGGGTTTATAACTGATTCCACCGCAAGAGCAGAAGGTAATTGGTATCAATACTGCATCACAAGAGAAAGCGGCACTGTCAAACTATATGTAAATGGTACTTTGGCAACAACCGCTACTGGAAATGATGACATAACATCATCTGATGCATTAAATATAGGGGATGATGATTCTACTACTGGTTATGGGTTTAATGGTGGTGGACAAGGTTTTATATCAAATTTTAGAATTATAAAAGGTAGCGCAGTTGCCCCACCAAATGGTGGCTATACGTCTGATCTTACAGCAGTTTCAGGGACGGTGTTACTTACTTGTCAGGGAGCCACACCTTTTGTGGATAATTCTAGCAGTTCACACAGTATTACAAAAGTAAATACAGTTACTGCATCAAAGTTCGGCATGTTCACTGGCACAAGTGGCAAAGGTGGTTTGGTTTGGACTAAAGCTAGAACTGGATATGACAACCATGTTTTGTATGACACAGCAAGAGGCACATCAGTTAGATTAAGTGCAAACGATACTGACGGAAATACTACGGACACTAATGAAGTAACTGCGTTTAACTCAAATGGATACATGCTAGATTCTGGTGGGGGTTTTACCAATGATAGCGGTACTGAATATGTCTCTTGGACATTTCGGAAGCAGGCTAAATTTTTTGATGTTGTAACGTACACTGGAAACTCAACAGCAGGTCGTACTGTAAGTCATAACCTTGGGTCAGTTCCGGGCATGATTTTGATTAAGTGTACTAGCAACACTAGTGATTGGATTGTTTATCATAGAGGTTTATCTGACCCAACGGGCAATATGTTGCAACTAAATGATACTACATCGGAAATACAAGGCAGATGGAACAATACTGCTCCTACATCTACAGAGTTTACAATTAATGACTCTAATAATGTAAATGGCAATGGTCGCACATTTGTAGCCTACCTATTCGCACACAACAACAATGACGGTGGCTTTGGGCCAGATCAAGATGGAGATATAATTAAGTGTGGTTCGTTTTCTCATAATGCCTCTGGTGCGGAGGTAAATCTTGGGTTTGAGCCTCAATGGATATTATTTAAAGCAGCAGGCCAAACTGGTAATTGGTACATTTTTGATGCAATCCGTGGCATACCTACTGGCGGTTTAAGTGGTGATGGAGACGCAGGTCTTTTTCCTAACTTAAATGCAGTAGAAAGTGTTACTACTTGGGGCGTTGATTTAACATCTACTGGTTTTATAGTTTATGGCAATAATATTTTAAGTAGTGGTAATGCAATCTACGTGGCAATACGCAGAGGCCCACTAGCTCAACCAACCAGTTCAAATAATATTTTTGGTGTTACATATGGTTTTAACGCAGGCACAAATGGCAATACATTTAATACCAATTTCCCAGTAGATATGCATATTTACAATAGCAGAGGAGCAGGATCGCATAGTTATGTTCTTGATAGAATGCGTGGCGAAGGTCAAATGTATAAAACCGACAGTAACAATGCAGAAGCCCATCAAAACTATAACGATCAATTTGATCACATGGATGGTATGCACACGTCAACTGCTTTTAATTATAGTACTTGGATAGGTTGGTCTTGGCGGAGAGCGCCTAGCTATTTTGACATGGTTGGATATACAGGCACAGGAAGTACAAGAACTATAAGCCATAACCTTGGTGTGGCTCCTGAGATGATGTGGATAAAAATGCGGAGCAATACTCAAAATTGGGCTGTGTATCATAAAGATTTAAACGGTGGCACTGATCCAGAAGATTACGCTTTAGGGTTAAACGACGCTTCTGGAGAATTTAATACCGCAACTTATTTTAATGATACAGCGCCAACATCGTCAGTTTTTACTGTAGCAAATGGAAATCCAGTAAATGGTTCTGGAGAAACCTATATGGCCTACCTTTTCGCTACCGTAGCAGGTGTATCGAAGGTGGGCAGCTATACTGGAACAGGTTCTGATGGAAACAATATTGATTGTGGTTTCACCAGTGGCGTGAGGTTTGTTCTTATTAAGAGAAGGGATAGCTCTGGCGATTGGACAGTATTTGATAGTGTAAGAGGTATTGTTGCAGGTAATGATCCTTATTTACGTTTTAATCTCACAAGCGCAGAGGAAACAGGATATGATGTTCTTGATCCATACGCATCAGGTTTTACCATTAATAATCAAGCCTCGCTTAATTTATCAGGTGCAACTTACATCTTCTACGCTATTGCAACATAAAGGAGTTTAGTCATGGGACTAATAAGAATAAGAGAAACAGGCGAGGTGGTGACGGAAATAACCTTCCGAACCATGCACAAAAAAACTCGTCCTGTCTTAGAGCCAACGCTTACCAAAGAAAGACTAGATGGTCTGGGCGCAGATGCTGTGATGGAAAGTGCTCAAGCTAAAATTACCTTGCCTTACGAGTTTAGTTTTATGTCTGGTGTAGAAAAAGATTCTGACGGAAACTGGATGACGGTTAATTCTGTTGGGCCAGTGTTTACAGAATACACGGACGATGATGGTAAGGTGCAAACAGTTGACGCACAAACCACCGCATATCGTGCTCGTATTGATGCCAAAGCAGCAGAAATCGCAAGAGATGCTCGAACAGCACTGCTTAAAGATTCTGATTGGACACAAATGGCTGACACCGCTTTGAGTACAGAAAAGAAAGCGGAGTGGGTCACATACCGTAAAGCACTCAGAGACTTGCCAACTGCATCAGGATGGCCTCATACTCACACTTTGCCAACAAAGCCTGAATAATGCCGAAAGATACAACACAAGAAGTAGCACTTACTACGCCCGACATAAACATTCAGCTTCCACAAGCGAAGCCTGAGTATAAGTCTATGTTGGCTAATATACAGGAAAAAGCTCCTGCAATCGCAAAGGCATCTAGTAACTTTTACAAGTCACACTCTCAGATGATGAGCGTTACACTCGATGTTACGGCTATTACTCCTATCCGTTCTATTAAGCATAGCCTTGCTGAGATTGAAAAGACTAAGGCAGCGTTGCAAGAGGGCTACTTCAAGATGAAGAAAGACGAAGTAAAACTCAAGAAGCTAGAGCGTAAGCTAGAAACAGAGACAGATGATCTTGAGCGTGAAATGCTTGAGGTAAAGATTAACGAAAAGCAGGCGCAGGCGGCAAGCTCTCGTGGCTATGTAGAAGGTGCAGTAAGAAAGCTAAACTTCTTTACCAATCAGTATGACAACCTGATGAAGAAGATCGGTAAGGATGAGCTTACCGAAGAAGACTATGAGTTAGAAGAAATTAAGTACCACATTATGACTTGTATGAAGCAGGCATTGAACGCAGCTAGAAGTCGTAACGGTCAGATAGATGAGGGCAACCTTATTTATATCTTTGATCTAGGCATCAACGCAGCGCAAGCACAGGCAGAAGTTTTCTCATACTTGCAGTGGGAAAACTCTATTATCAAAGAAGGTAAAGCCCCAGAGCATCAACACACAGTGCAGTGGTTGGAGGCTTGTGCAGAAAAGTGGGCGCACTGCCCAACAGACTTTGCAAACAGTCGTGGTTTTGATATCATGGACAGAACATCTTTGACTAACACTCCACAGCTAGAGGACAAGACAGATGGCGCATAAAGTAGTTAAGTATAGGCTTGAATCAGACGGCACGATACCAACTTGGTTAAAGTTTGGGGTATCACAGTCAACAGGCGGTATGTATCCAGTTGCAGATAGCGGCACTGCTAGTCCACAAGATTGGATTATGATCGGTATATCAGACGATGGCGCAGATATATCAGGTGCGATAGAAGAAGTAACTTCTCAGTCTAATTTACAAACATATCTTGCGGCACAGGCATCAGCAAATAATTGGACAGACCCTGCTCCAACAGATGAAGATCCAGATGCAACAACTGCTTTTGACGCCGCTGCACATGCAAAACGTGTTTGGGATGATTTGACTGCACTTAATGGATAAGTTCAATTGAACTAATTAGGATAGTGAAATGCCATTACAAAAACTTCAGTTTCGCCCAGGTGTCAATCGAGAGACTACCTCTTACACCAATGAAGGCGGTTGGTTTGACGTAGACAAGGTGCGTTTTCGTTTTGGTATGCCTGAGAAGATTGGTGGGTGGCAGAAGTTTACGCCTGCATCATATTTAGGTACAGCAAGGGCAATGCACCCTTGGGTTGGCTTAGATAACAGCCGATTGATAGGTATTGGCACAGCCCTTAAATACTATATCAATCAAGATAGTGGGCTGTTTAATGATGTTACCCCCATAAGAAGCACAACATCAGCAGGAGATGTAACCTTTTCTGCTACTAACGGTTCGTCAGTAATTACTGTAACAGACACAGCGCACGGTGCAGTGGTTAATGATTTTGTAACATTTAGTGGGGCTGCAAGTCTGGGTGGTAATATAACTGCTGCGGTATTAAACCAAGAGTACAACATAACAGAAATAGTAAACGCTAATAGCTACAAGATTTCTGCTCGTGCCGCAGGTACAACTATAGCTAGTATAACTGTAAATGGAGCTTTGGCTCCTTCTCTTGTTAACGCAAGTGGATCAGACTCAGGAAACGGTGGCAGTTCTACAGTGGGAACTTATCAGGTAAGTGTTGGGCTAGATACAACCGCAACAGGTGCAGGTTGGGGCGTTGGTACTTGGGGGCGTAACGGTTGGGGTCAGGCAGCTACTACGCCGATTGTTACAAACACTTTGCGTATCTGGTCACATGACAACTTTGGTGAAGACCTTCTTATCAACGTGCGTAATGGCGGTATATATTATTGGGACAAAACGAGTGGTCTCAGTGCTAGAGCAGTAAGCTTGGACTCTCTTTCAGGATCTACTACTGCGCCTACAATTGCTAAACAGATTATGGTTTCTGACAGAGACAGGCACATCATAGCGTTTGGCTGTGATTCAGAACTTAATCCTGGGGTGCAAGATCCTTTGTTAATACGTTTTTCGTCTCAAGAGTCTTTGACTGACTGGGCAACGAGGCCAGATAATACAGCAGGAGAACTTAAAATAGGTTCTGGTTCTGAGATAGTCGCAGCCGTGGAAACAAGGCAGCAGATCTTGGTGTACACTGACGAGTCTCTCTATGCTATGCAGTTCTTAGGGCCACCGTTTACATTTGGTGTAAACTTAGTTTCAGAAAATACTACAATAATGGGGCCGTTATCTGCTGTAGCTGTAGAAGACAACGTGTTCTGGATGGGTCTAAAAGAGTTCTACTCTTATGGCGGTACAGTGCAGCGTTTACCATGTACGGTTCGAGACTTTGTATTTGATGACTTCAATCTCCTGCAAAGAGAGAAAGTTGTAGCCGCAACTAATACAGCGTTCTCCGAAATATGGTGGTTCTATCCATCAGGATCTAGCGACACAAATGATAGATATGTAGTTTACAACTACGAACAACAGGTTTGGTATTATGGTGCACTTGCAAGAAGCT